TCTAAATGGCAAGCGAACCCGGACAGAACGGCGGCGACAGTACCAGTACCATCGGCTACTCCGATGCGAGCGACACGACCGAGGCCGGCGACGCGGTCGGCATCACCGGCGGCGAGATCGAGCCCGGCACCGACACCGAGGCGCTGCTTGGTGTCCGGGCTCGAGGCCGACCTACCGAGAACAGCGGCATCGCGCCGGTCCACGTCGGCGGCCCCACCGTGGCGGCCGTCGAGGGCTCGGTCTCCGAGGGCGACGATCTCGACCTCGGGGCGACCGGCGCCGACGGCGAGCTCGAGACCTCTTCGGGAGGCCCTGCCCACGCCCTCTCGGACGCCGGCGGCTCCTGGCGCGGCCAGGACGCCCCGGCCGGCTACGCGTGGGTCCTGCTGTAAGACTAACTGACGACTCATCCTGATCACACATGGCTCAGAAAGCATCCGACATCATCAGCGACGACGACGTTCGCTCGATCGTCGAGAAGATCCGCAACAAGAAGTACCAGAGTCGTACCGCATTCCGCGACTACGACGCGACCAACAACGACAGCAACTCGGTGGAGTTCCCGATCTCCGACGGCGACTTCGACGGTGACGTCGCCGAGGTTCCGCCCGGGAGCGAGTTCCCGCGGGCGACGAAGGACTACGACACGGTCCAGGTCGCCCACACGAAGTACGGCCTCGAGATCGTCATCCCCGACGAGGACGTCGAGGACAACGTCATCGACATCACGATGGACCAGGAAGAGGATCTGGTCAAAGCCGAGGAGACCCGCGTCGACGGGATCGCGTACAACATCCTCTCGAACAACACCAACAGCGCCGGCCCGATCGACGCCGGGAACGAAACGGCAGGTGTCTTCGAGTACGAGGACATCACCCTCGCCCGCCAGCGGGCCTTCCAGGACGAGCTCGACATGGGCGAGCTGCGGCTGCTCACCGGCGGCCAGAACATGAACGCCCTGCTGAACATGGACAAGTTCACGCAGGCGTCCGAACTCGGCGACTCCGTCGTCGAGATGGGGATCCTGCCCGGCGGCAACCTCGTCGGCCAGCAGGCGTTTCTCGGCGTCGCCGGCGACGTCCCGGTCTTCCTCGACAACACCGGCAACTACGCCGAGGGCGAGGCGTACCTCGTCGATCCGACAAACTTCGGCTGGGAGTCCACCCGCCGAGCCATCGACGTCACGCAGTACCGTGACGAGTCGATCGAGGCGGACGTCTGGCAGATCGACGAGCGGGTCGGCTTCGCGGCTACCCAGCCGTCGGCGAACATCGCGATCGACACGTAACCACCCATGCCCTACCTCAAACACGAGTCCGGCGGGGCAGGCGAACTCCGAAACTCGCAGATCCTCGGGGATCGGTCTCCGCTCGAGTTCGACGAGGACGGCTACGTGTTCGTCGAGGATCCCGACGTCGCAAAGAAGCTGCTGGCGATGCACCGCCATATCGAGCGAGGCGGTCACAGGCCCGAGACATCGAGCGACGAGGCCGACCAGTTCGATGCTGCGGTGTTCGTCGACCGGACGCCGATGGACGACGTCATCGCAGACATCGAGTCTGGTGACTACGACGATCACCTGGAGGCGCTCGAAGACGAGGCCTCGCGCGACGGGGTCCTCGAGGCGATCGCCGAACGGAGAGAGTAATCCACGATGGCAACGAGCGCCGGCACCAGCGCGGACGACGTCCGCGTCGAGATCAACACGATCCTCGACGATTCGGACATCGAAGGCGAGCAATACAACCCCGACAGCACGGGCATCCTCGGTCGCGTCGAGCGCGATACCGACCGCGAGTACGATAATACCGACATCACGTTCGAGGATGACCAGCACCGGCAGGACTTCGAGGCGACGCTCGCAGCGCTGCGGATCGCGGAGGGTCTCGACCGGCGGGCCGAGTCGGTCACCTCCGGGCGCTCGAGCAGGACGTACGAAACCGCGGAGATCGACAACCTGCGGCAGCGTGTCCGGAACCTCGATCCGGGCGACGAGTTCGGCCAGCCGAGCTCGGTGATCTGGGACTCCGACCGCCACATCTCCTCGAGCGGGGGTAACTCATGAGCGAGTGGGGCGTGTCGGTGGCCGGTCTCGATGCTGTGACCGACATGTTCGACCAGATCACAGCCGACTTCGACGGCGATACGACCTACATCGCCGGTCCGACCGTCGAGTACGCGATCGACAACGAGCTCGGGACCTCTAAAATGGAAGCCCGACCGTTCGCTCGCCCAGCTGCTGGATACGTCCGGGTGAATCTCGAGTCAGAGGTCAAACGGATCTCGACCTCCCAAGGCATCCCGCTGAGCAACGAGGAGAACGTCATCCGCTGCGCCGCGCTGGCCGTTCAGGATCGGATGAAGCGGATCGCTGATCGCAAGGACATCCGCGACACCGGCAACCTAATCGCCTCGATCCGGATCGAAAAGGTGAGCTGATATGCTCGGTGCTATCGCACGGCTGATTCAGTCCCAAGGCCGCGAGTACCAGCTCCAGAACGCCAGCGGTGGCGGCGGACGAGATACCCCGAGCTACTCGGACGGCGGCACGATCGTCGGTGTCCTCGAGCGTCGAGGGCGGCCACAAACCGCGACCGACTCGTCTGGCACTGAGGTCGAGACCGATCTTGAGATCCGCGCTGTTCCTGACGATGGGACTCAGCTGCGGCCAGCAGGTAGCAACGATGGCTACCCGACGCTGCTCGAGCATCCGACCGGCGCCGAATACCGACTACTCGACATGCACGAAGAGGACGGCGGTGTGACCGTACTGACCGTCGTGGAGGACTGACCGATGGCTCGAGACATCAAGTCCGACCTCGTCGCGTTCCTCCGGGAACATTTCGACGAGAGCGAGATCCCGGTCACCTTCGAGGCCGGCGACCCTACGGATCCGACCGCTGAGGGAGACGTCCGCTTCGCTGACTACGACGGGGACAACGACTACCCGCAGGTGGCGATCGTCTCCGAGGACCCAGTCGTTCCCGGCGGCGGCCAGACACAGATGACCGGCATCGACGCTGGCGGGAAAGGCGGGATTCAGGACACGGTCACGTCAGTCCAAATCGACTGCTGGGGCGGGCCGCACGACGCCGACATCTACGGCGCCGAGGGCTCGCACCCCGACGTGGTCGCGAACGCCCTCGCTCGAGAGACCCACCGCGTCCTCTTCGGGGCCGACGAGTCGGACGAGGGCCCGCCGGTCCCGGACGGCTACGAGTGGGTCAACGCCGAGCCACCGGTCGAGAACAACGACACGGAGCGCTCGCCGACGCACTACCGACGGTTTGTCATCGGCCGGATGAAGCACACGGAGACACCCTGACGATGTGGATCTACAATACGAACACTGCCACACGTCGCCTGTTTAATGACGACATCATGGACAATCCCGTCGAGTTTAACGACACCGGGACAGCGCAAGTGCCAGAGAATGTCGCGGCGGCGATGTGTGACCACTACGAAACCATCCGACGAAAGGAGTAACTCATGTCTCAAGCACAAGCACACGACACGCCAGAGAGCGGGACGCTTCCCGGCCGCTACGAATGGGCACTCGAGCCCGACGGCCCGATGAGCGTCCCGACAGACCCCGAGTGGAACCGCTTCTCAGACGTCATCCGATCGTTCACCGCCGAACCGGGCGTCAGCTACGCCCGGCAGGACGCGATTGGGACCGCCGACGCCGTCGACCACAACCGCGGAACGGAGGAGCCGAGTGCCGACATCGGCTACGACCTCCAGCGGTTCCCGGTCGACACGAATGGAGACCCGGTTGATCCCTCGGCGTATGGGATCCTTCGCGACGAGTACAACCAACTGCTCGGCTCGCTGCTGATGATTGAGCGCACCGAGATCCCCGGCGGCAACGACGACGCTGGGATCCGCGTGTACTCGGTCGTCCGCGGCGCCGAGGTCGAGAGCGTCGAACCGACGCTCGACCCATCGAGCGAGCAGCCGATCCTGATGGAACTCGGCTTCCAGCCCCGGAAGGTACGCTCGTACGCTATCCACCAGCCCAGTGCTGGGACGACGCTCGAGATCGTCTCCGACGACGCCGACGACACGATGGAGGTGACGATCGAGAACGAGGACGCCGGCACGACCGAGACGATCGCTCTCGATGGGACGACCGCCGTCACGACGACTGAGTCGTTCAGCGATATCGATGCGATCTGGCTCGCCGAAGAGCCGACCGGCGACGTCACGGTCACCGACGGTAGTGGAACGACGCTGTGCGAGCTCGCCGGCGGGCTGACCTACTCTGATGACGACCAGCCCGTCGATGGCGATCGCGGCGTCCCTGCACTCGGTGCAGGCTCGCACGCTACTGAGATCGGGACGTCCTTCGAGCACTTCCTCGGCGACCGCATCGAGCGGCCCGTCGGAACGCCGGTCCGCCCCCGACTCAACTCGGGTTCGTGGGCTGTCGAGAACGACCTCTCGACAGCGTCGCTCCACACGTCTCGAGCGCCCACCGTGGATACATCGGATCGGACGGTTACCGTCGACGCCGACGTCGCCGGCCCGACCGTCTCGCATGACTCCATGATGCAGTCCCTGCAGAAGACGCAGAACGACATCGAGCACGAACTCAGTGGTGGCATCGTGCGGTTCAAGAACACCGTGATCGAGAGCCCCGGATCTCGAGAACGCGAGGCTTCCGGCCAGGCGACCGCGGCGATCAGCGAAACGTTCGCAGCGAGCGGAGACCCGGCGATCGAACTGGAGGCTGATGCATGACTGAGCACGAGACACGACTCAACGACGGCGAAGATCTCGAAATCGCGCATGCCGAGGACTTCGGCGTCTCCCGAAATGGAGACGGCGAACTGCAGGGCGTCAAACAGCGCATCCCCGGGACCGACCGGGCGGTCCTCGTCAAGCCGATGGCTGGCGGAGAGTACGAGGACTGGAAGGACGTCCTTGAGGAAGACGAGGCTGACGACGATCGCGTCGACGAGTTCTTCCAGGCGTTCATCCTCGAGGGGATCGGCTCCGGTGGCTACGACGAGGTCCCCGAGTACGTTGCTCCCGGACTCATCCAGGCCGTCAAGAACGGCAGTGGTCACGAAGTTTTTCGGGCCGTGGAGGCACAGCAGACTCGGGAGAACCTCGCAGCGATGGAAGCCCTGGACGGGATCGGAGACGACGCTCTCGAGGGCGTGCTGAGTCAAGCGATGGATCAGGCGATGGGCGAGGAGGGCAACGAGGACGAGGACAGCGAGGACGAGACGTAGGCTACCACGCCCGACAGGCGCGTATCGAGGCGATTCTCCACGAGGAAGGCGGCTACAACTATTTCGATATCCCTAAACTGCACGCCTCGGAGGTTCGCCGCTACCTCGAGGGCCGTCGACAGCTCGTGCTCGACAAGAAACACGCTCGCAAACAGCGTCAATCGGACTCGACGTCGACGTCACCGAACGTCGCCTCGCAAAAACAAGAACTGAAGGCCGGCCAGCAGGCAGAGCGGAACCGACTTCTCGACGAGATAAACGACGACTTCAGCGGCGAGTAGCCGCCCCAACCACGTTCTATGGCAATCACAGGAGCATCCGAGGAGGTCCAGGTAGCGATCGGTGGCGACGCCTCGAGTCTACGAGAGGCGACCGACACCGCAACCGACGCACTCGGCAACGTCCGGCAAGTGGCCGGGCTTGCAGGGGCGGCGCTGGGGACACTCGCTGTCGGTGGGCTGGCAAAGGCAACGTCGGCCGCTGCTTCGTTCGAGGAGGAGATGGTCGAGGTCGAGAAGGTAACCGACCCTGAGACCGCCCGCGAGATGGGCGATGCGATCCAGGAGATGGCCTCTCGAATGCCCGTCGCCCAGAAGGAACTCGCGAACATCACCGCCCAGGCCGGTCGGTTCGGGATCGAGGGTTCGGAGAACATCGAGAACTTCACCGAGACGGTCGCGAAGATGTCCGTCGCGACGGATCTCACGACCGAGAAGGCTGGCGAGTCCTTCGCTCGGCTCTCGACGCTGATGGACATCCCGATCGAACGCGTCGGCGACATGGGCAACGTCATCAACGAGCTCTCGAACACGATGGCGACGTCCTCGAGCGAGATCACCGACGCAGCGCTGCGCTCGAGCGGGACGCTCTCGCAGATGGGCGCCGACGGCGAGGACATCCTCTCGCTCAACGCCGCGATGAACGAGGCCTCCGAAAGCGCGGAACGCGCCGGCACACGGCTACGGCGGATGGCCCAGGAGGTTCAGGACCCGAAGAAAGTCGAAGATCTCGCGGGCGCCCTCGGGATGAACGTCGAGGAGTTCGAACGGATGCGATCTGAGGACCCCACGGCGCTGTTCCGGGAGATGGCCACGACGATGGGCGAAGGCGGCGACGCTTCCGATGATCTCCGCTCGTCGCTGTCGACGACCTCCCAGCAGGCGCTGACGGCCCTCTCGATGAACATGGAGGGGCTCTCCGAGGCCCAGGAGACGGCCAACCAGCAAATGAAGGACGGTACGTCCCTCCAGGAGGAGTACGAGGCAGCCTCGAGCACGTTCAACTCGCAGCTGCAGGTCACGAAGAACCGACTTCGGAACGTTGCTATCCAGATCGGCGAGAACGTGCTCCCCGTCGCCTCGGAGATGCTCGGGTACGTGAACAGCGCCATCTCGGCGTTCTCTGAATGGAACGAGAGCTCTGGAGGAATGGTCGGAACGATTGCTCTCGTTGCCGGTGCACTCGGCGGGTTCGCGGTCGCAGCGGCGTCCGCAGTCTCGGCCCTCGGCGGGATGTCGGCTATCCTCGGGGCTGTCGGTGGCGCACTGACGGTTCTCACGGGCCCGGTGGGCATCGCTATCGCGGCGATCGCGCTGCTCGCCGGCGCGTGGAAGGTGAACCTCTTCGGAATACGGGATATCACGGATGATGTCCTCGGAGAGGTTCAGGAATTCTGGGATGCACACGGCGATTCGATCGTTTCCGAGGTCAAGCGGACGTTCGACGCGATCCTCGGGTATGTCGAGACTGTCGTTAACTTTCTCTGGAAAAACGTCACCCGGCCAGTCCTAAGCAAAATCCAGGCGCTCTGGGATGCACACGGCGATTCGATCGTTTCCGAGGTCAAGCGGACGTTCGACGCGATCCTCGGGTATGTCGAGACTGTCGTTAACTTTCTCTGGAAAAACGTCACCCGGCCAGTCCTAAGCAAAATCCAGGCGCTCTGGGATGCACACGGCGATTCGATCGTTTCCGAGGTCAAGCGGACGTTCGACGCGATCCTCGGGTATGTCGAGACTGTCGTTAACTTTCTCTGGAAAAACGTCACCCGGCCAGTCCTAAGCAAAATCCAGGCGCTCTGGGACAACTGGGGCGACGAGATCATGACGATCGTCGATGCGATGGTCGGATTCGTCGAGATGGCCGTGACGAACCTCATGGACGGTCTGCTGACGGTGATCCGTGTCGGGATGGCCCTGATCCGCGGCGACTGGGAAAAAGCGTGGAACCTCATCGCTGGCTACCTCAAGCGGACGTGGAATCGGGTCACCAGCTTCCTGAAAGGTGATGCGCTTGCCGGGATCAAGGCCGCAATCTCGATCATTATCGCCGGTATCAAGACGGCGTTCAACTACCTGATCGGGACCGGCGATGGGACTCTCTACGGTGACGTGACCGGCATCTTCGGATCGATCGCGAGTTGGCTCGAGGGCACTGGAAAATCGCTCTTCAGTGATGCCTTCAGCGCTGTCGCCGATGCGATCACGAAGGCTCTGGAAGTGAATATCGACTGGCCAGAACCGCCGACAATCGTCAAGAAAGCAGCTAACGGAACGTTAGGAGACGACATCGATTGGCCCAGCCGACCTGGAGGGGGCGGCGGTGGCGGCGATGGGGGTGGTGGCGGTCCGATCCTTGGAGGAGGTCCGCTTCTCGACACTGGCGGCTACGTCGAATCGACCGGGCGTGCCATTATCCACGAAGGCGAGGAGGTCGTCCCGGAAGCAGAGGTTGACCGCGATCGCGGAGGCAGTGGCAGTCGCCCCGTCACGGCAGACATCACCGTCTACGCACAGGATGGCACTGACGCTGGCCAAAAGATCGTTGATGAAATGGATCGATTCTTGTGAGTCGAACGATCGCCGATGCCGAACTGCAGGTCTTCAAACCTGGCAGTGACAGCGCCGACCTCGTGGTCCCGAACGATGATCTCGAATCGGTCGAGATCAGCTCACGGATCCAGGATGCGAAGGACAAGGGCACATTCGAGATCCACAACGTCGGCGCGAAGTACAGCGGTGACGGTGACGGTGTCGAGATCACGTCGGGCGATAAGCTGCTGTTCCGAACACAACTCGACGGCGAGGACTCGCTGACCGATCAGTGGACAGCGGCCGCTCGCATGCCCGAGGTCCTACTCCAAGGCGCTCGACAGTTCGGTCTCTCGGTCCCAGCAACGGACTTCGTCTTCACGGTCCTCTCGTGGCGGCAGGCCTACGACACGTTCGACGATGATCCTATCTCTGGCTCGAGTGATGCGATCCTCGATACACTGCTCGCGGACGAAGCGACCGAAGTCGAGACATCCCAGATCGCGACGATCGAGAAGACGACGAACATGGTCCTGAACGGCCGCTACATCTTGGATATCCTCACGCAGGACCTTGCCCCGATCGCCGACGCAATTGTCGCCCAAGACGGTGAAGACCTCATCTTCGAACCGATCGCTCAGCTGCGACCGAAGCACACGCTCGAGCCCACGGACTTCCAGGGCGAGATCACGGTCGGCGGCTCGGACGACGACCTCGCGAATCTCGTCCGCATCGACGGCGGGACTGATCACGCCTCCGATGCGGAGCAACCGACACAGGACGCCTACCAGCGCGTTACTGAGTCGGGTCGGATCGTCGTTCAGGTCCCCACGAGAAAGAGCGAGATCGCCCGGATCAACGTCCACACGAATCCCGATTCGGCCTCGAGCGACGGGGTCACTGTTCGGCTCCAAGCCGATCGGGACGGTTCGCCAGTTGCGATCGGCGATCAGCAGTCAGACATCACCCGGAAGACGCTGGCTGTGGACTTCCTTGCCGACGACGGCCTGACGGAGTTCATCCTTCCAGGGCACTCGCTCGCTCCGAGTGAGTATCCGTGGTTGATCATCGAGAGCGACGGATCGACTGGCCACGAGATCGGCATCGACTCGTCGAGTGGCGAGCCACGGTACCGGGCCGAGTATCCGTACCCTGTCCTCACACGAGCGCCGGATTCGGGCTCTCAACAGGAGTATCGACGTCGCGATCACCGGATCAAAGACGAGTCGCTCAACTCGGAAACGGCTGTCCGAGACAAAGCACGGTCCTATCTTCGTCACAACGCTGACCCCGAGCAGACGATCTCGGGCCAAGCGAAATCGATTCGAGCGCACAACCTCCATCCGGGCGAGGCGGTTGACCTGCACGGCTGGGGCGACGTAGGGCTATCTGGGACGTGGGTCTGCCTCGAGCGGAGCCTGGACTACGACGGATCGTCAAATCGCCTCACAACCGAACTGACGCTGCAGGATACGACAACGCTATGAGCAACGAAATCACTCGAGCGGTCCGGAAACTGCGCGGTCTGAAAGAAGACGTCGAGCGGCTCAAGTCCGGTCGTGACGAGGAGGGGGAGACACGAATCCTCCGGTTGGTCACAGATCGGGCGGTCGTCTCGGACGTCGTTTCGACGGCGAAGGACGCGATCGTCACGGACGAAGTGACCGTCACAGATGCTGTCTCGGCAGCGAAGGACGCGATCGTCACGGACCGGGCCGCGGTGACCGATCAGACGGCGACAGCGACCGACACGACCCAGCCCGCCTACCACGGCGAGGCCCGGCACGGCATCGACCACCATTCCGAGACGTAACCGTTGCGACCGCTTTTCGACCATGTTAAACCACATCCAGAGACTGATCCATGCACTCCGCAGTCGAGTGTTTCAAGGCACCGTTCGCGAACAAATCCGAATCGGCGACAACATCCGCGTCCAGGTCCACGATATCGAGGACCTCCGAGAGGCCGTCCCGAACTGGGGTGACCTCTCCAAGCGAGAGCGGCTCGAAGTAACGCGGCAGGTCGATCCAGTCCAGACCCACTCGACAGCGAACACGACGACGATCGGCCTCCACGAGTACCACGTTAAGAACCTCGACCCCGGGACATCCAAAAACGAGAAAGCGTCTCATATCGCGCTCGGGAGCGACGACACGGCGCCCTCGAGCGGCAACTCGAGTCTGAACAATGAGGTCTACCGGACGACTGTCTCGGATTCATCTGTCAAGGGCGACGAGCTGTTCACGTCGACGTTCCTCGACACTACCGAGGCGAACGGCGAGACGCTTCTCGAGGTCGGCCTCTTCACAGCCGATACCGGCGGGACGCTACTGAACCACTCGACGATCGACCCGATCGGCAAGACGAGCGATAACACGGCCACGATCGACGTGAGCCTGACCTGGAGCAATCCCTGACCATGACTGATAGAGCACAAATCGGAGCTCGAGGTAGCCCCATTCATACGGTCGAGTATGGAGAAGGATTCGGGCAGTTCTCGGACGGCTGGGTCGTTCCAGCAGATGAATCGACGCGATCCGCCCAGGCCAGCAGCAAGATCGACGAAACTGTCCTGAACGCGTTCGACGCCAGCTGGTCTTCGGGTTCACTGACCGTGACGATCGACCCTGGCGAAGCATTCGTCGACGGCTGGCTCGCCAGGGACACCAGCACCGACGTCGACCTCGCAGCGTCGACGAACGGCCAGACGGTGTTCGCTGGCTGGGATGTCTCCGCGGTCTACAGCGAGAACGAGCACGCGAACCGGGACGCGGCGGACACGGTGATCGTCGGCCTCGAGGCAGCGTTCCAGGACCTCGACCCGAAGGTCCCGCTCTGGACGTTCGACACCGACGGCGCCGGCGTCACCAGCGTCGTCGACGAGCGGGATCTCGGGTCGACCGCGACCCCCGAGCAGCTGCGCGCCCAGGACGTCCTCCGGGTGCCGGTGTACGCGTCGACGGCGGACATCCCGGCGGACCTGCCCGCGGGGACGATCGTGTTCGCGCAGAACGAGCGCTCGTTCTTCGGCGAAGACGGCACGAACTAACAGGATCTGATATGGTACTCTCACCACTCGGCGGTTCAGGAAAGACGTACCGGCTCGCGAACAACCTCACCATCGACTACCAGGACGTCGGAGAACTCGAGACCCTCTGGACGAACCAGGTCGTCTCCGACAAGGAGGTGATGCAGATCATCGCCGCCTCGGCGGAGACGATGGAACTCCACGCCCAGACGCCCTTCGTGATGGACGCGGTGAGCACCTCCCAGACGGCGATGGACGCGGTGAGCACGTCCTCGACGGCGATGGACGCGGTGAGCACCTCCCAGACGGCGATGGACGCGGTGAGCACGTCCTCGACGGCGAGGGACGCCATCGGCACCGACGGCGCCGACTTCGACGCCATCGCGGCGGTGCCGATGGCAATCGGGAAGTTCGCCGCCGGGATTGCCGGCCTCAACCCGACGACCTACGCCGACATCGACGCCGTCGCGAGCTCGCAAACCGCGATGGACGCGGTGAGCACGTCCTCGACGGCGAGGGACGCCATCGGCACCGACGGCGTCGGCTTCGACGCCATCGCGGCGGTGCCGATGGCAATCGGGAAGTTCGCCGCCGGGATTGCCGGCCTCAACCCGACGACCTACGCCGACATCGACGCCGTCGCGAGCTCGCAAACCGCGATGGACGCGGTGAGCACGTCCTCGACGGCGATGGACGCGGTGAGCACGTCCTCGACGGCGATGGACGCGGTGAGCGCTTCCCTCCTCGCCTACAGCGCAGTCTTCAAATCGGACCACTCGGTGAGTTCTCTCTGGGCGTCGACGCCGGGCGCGAAGACGATTCTCCAGAACTCCGGAAACAAGTCGCTGCCGTTCAACACGAGCACCCCCGGTGGGGACGCGAACATCACCGTCGACGACGGGTCGTCGTCCGGTCTCCCCGGGTCCACCGCCCACCAGTTGCACTTCGACATCAACGGCGCGGACGGCGATGACTACGTCTCAATCACCTTTTCTCTCGACCTGAGCGGGTCGGACACGCTCGAATTGAAGGAGAAGGCGGAGGGCCTCGACCAAGACCGGATGAAACTCGGGGTGAAGATCGACGGGACGCAGGTCTTCGAGATCGGCGGAACCCACGGGTACACGACCCGAAGCCTCGACATCTCGACGTTCAACGGGACGCACGACGTCGAGTTCTACCACGACAACAACAACTATACTGACGATACCATAGATAACCAGTTCTACATCGCGGACATCGACCTGATCTGAAAATGAAACTACTATTCACACCGGATAACTCCGGCACGGACCGTGGGACTGGCTACGCGACCGTCGACTACTCCAGCAGCGCCGAGGACGAGACGGTCGTCGAGACGACTGAGGACGCCCTCGCGAATGTCTTCGAGAACGCGAAGGCGAGCGGCGGTACGCTCGACGGCACGGACGAAACCATCGACGCGGCCATCGACGACCCGCTCGGTTTCCTCGACTACCTCATCCTCGACACCGAGGGCGCGGTCGCGTTCGACGACGGGTACGTGCGGGAACAGCCTGGCCCGACGACGTCGTGAACTACCCCACCCTACTCGCTCACGGCTGACGCCGTTCGCTCTTTGAGGGTGGGGCTTCCTGTTTCGATGACGCGCTTTGCAGACACAACGGTGTCCGTAGGGAGCGCAGTCTCCACAGGCGTTGATTCGGAGTGAACCACTCCTATATTTTTAAGACCGCGAGAAAGAATGTTCCA